TCTGACTTTCTATATTTCACGTGTAAGAAAGGAACTGTAGCGTTCTTTCCTAATACTTGATCGTAGATAGTTTTAGAACCAACAGGAACAATCAATCCATCAACACCAGAAGAAAGACCTCCAGTTGTTGGATCGTTTAAGTATTTCCAGTCAGTTTTGTAGAAGTCATATCCTAAGTTGAATCCTTTGAATCCTAAAGATAAAGCCATAGACTCATCGTTGTCGAATAAACCAAAAGAAGCACCAGCAGATCCAAAGTTGTTTAATCCAGCAAGAACATTGTCAATCTCGAAAGATTTAGCTCTGTTGTTGAAGATTACGTTTTCTTGGATTGCTCCTTCTTTGTCTAACAATTTGATGATGTTTTCAATATCGCCTTTAGTATCGATAGATCCAGACGCGATGTTACCTCTGTCTTCTACTTCGTAGAATAAACCTTTAGTACCATTGTATCCAGCGTTAGCAGCAGCTGATCCAGCAGCAGCAGGTCTTCCTTCGATCATAGAAGTCTCTAAGTAATCTTCGAAACGTAATCTTGTTTCGTGCTCAGACTTCAAGTACCATAAGTATCCTGTTGCGCCATTCTCAGTTGTTACTTCAATCCATCCGATCTGAGCCATGTCAGAACCGTTTACTTCGTACTTATCTTTTAAGATAATAGGAGTAGTTGAACGAATATCTTTTGCAGCCTCTAAAGAACCTTCCATTCCAGCAGTTCCTTTTTTGAACTCAGAACCAAAAGCGTAAACACTTAATCCATCAGCAGCTAATGCAGCGTCTAAAGTAGCTCCAGAGTAAGAAGCAACCTCGAAAGAGTCAGCTCCAACAACTGTTACAAGAGCTTTGTCTTGAACACCAGTAGCGTCAGTGATGATAACTGTTTGGTTTAATCTGAATGGGTGACCAGCAGAAGTGATTTCATCACCTGATCTAGTAGCACCTGATACAGCTAAGTGTAGACGTCCTTGCTCTGCCCACTGAATAACATCAGAAGCAAAAGGCATTTCAGCGCCTACCATTCTTAAAAAAGAAGATACAGAACGGTTTCCGTATTTCTCGAATTCTTTTTCGTAAACTTCTGGTAAGTACTGAGAAGTGAACTCAATGCTTGATCCAATATAGTTTGTTGAAAGTGTTGATTTTGAAGGAGCTGGGGTTAATGCACCACCAACACCTGATAAAGTTACAGCCATTTGTTTTTTGTTTTAGCGTTTTTTAATTTTCATGGTGAAATCATCTCCAGAGTCAACTATTCTGAACTTAGGTGCTTTTGAATCTACGCTGGCGTTAGTTCTAACGTCCATATCTATATTCTTAGTTTCCTTAACAATATCTTTAGTTGCGTCGGCTAAGCCTTGCTCGTAAAAATGTCTTGCTATTGTGTCAGCGTTTGTAGCTGCGTACATCTCTTTGTGGTATGACTTTGGATCCTTTATAAAGCCATTATCATCAAGATGCCTACTAAAAAAATTAGATATATCAGACTGTGTCTGTTTTACCGTAGATGCGTCTTTTACTTCGAACACAGCTTTCTTATCTCCGAGGTTAAATTCAAAACCTTTGAACTCCTCATTGAATAAAGCATTTGTTTTCTCAGCAAAAACTTTAGACCTCTGCTCTAGAATTTGTTCTTCTGTCGCTGATTTCTGTTTATAGTCATTATAAAAGCTGTAAGCCTCTTGATAGTCATCTGGAAGAGAAGCAGCACTTGACTCAAGCGGAGCCTTGAACTTTTCCTTCATACTTTCAAAGTGGTTTCTAGCCTTGTATAATTCTTCTTTAATTGCTATCTGCTTTTTCTTAATATCTCTCTCATCATCCAATTCTTCATCGTAAGAGAAATTATCTTCTAGCAGATAGTTTATTTCACTATCATCAAGGTGCGGCTTCGACTCCTTATAGTACTCTCTAAGAACATCTGAATCTGCAACTTCATTCCAATCCTTTTGTAGGTTTAGGAAATCATTGAAGCTGCGTCCAGTTTCTTTCTTGTACTCTAAGTACTTAGCCACGTCCTCTGGGACAGTGGTTTCTTCAGGTTGTCTAAGAACGTCTTCGATAGAGTCATACTCTCTACCAAGCTTATCTTTAAAGTAAGACAAAATACTATTCTCGTCTAGCTCTAGTACATTGTTTTCTGTAGTTTCTTCTACAGTTGTTTCTTCTACTTGAGGCTCATCGACTTGTTCCTCTACAGCTTCTAACTGCTCATCTACAGTTTCTAACTGTTCATCTACAGTTTCAGCTACTTCGTCTACAGTGGTCTCTTGTACTTGTTGTGGCTCAATAGGATTTCCATCGCCATCAAGCTCTCTAAAAGTTACTCCTTCCATTTTGATTTAATTTAATTTTACGCAAAGATAATACTTATATATTTTACAGGTCTAAGCCTATAGAGTCAGCACCATCAAAGTCTATTGGATTTAAGTCTTGTTGTCTTTGTTGGATTAGTTTAGATTGTTGACTAGCTTGTTTCTCTGTCCTTTTATCTTTTCTATCCTCCTTATACTTTTCTTTCTGAAGCTGATTCTGAATCTCTCCTCCTTTGATTTGAGCATCCATTCCTTTCTGAAGTTGTATAAGCTGTGACTTAAACTGGAACTCTTGCTGCATCTTTTGCATTTCGAACTCAGCTTTCATCTGTGCCAACTTAGCATCAATCTCTCCTTGAGCCATAATAGTTTGCTGCTTACCTTGTTCAGCTGTTAAAGAAGCTTGTTGGTTTGCCTCAGACTGTAGTGCAATATTCTCTTGCTGTCTTTTCTGATCCATCTTCTCCTTACGTCTCTTACGTACTTTAAGAAGTTGTGAAGCCATCTTAGAGTTTCTTACCATTCTAATATCAATAGCATCGTCTATGTCAATTTTCTGAGCAGCAAGTGAAGATTGTATGTTTTGTTCCAGCACAGCCTTTTCTTCTTCGTCAGGATGTATCTCTATAAAGATACCAAAGTCGTGAAAGTGAAGGTCTTTGATTTCTCTAAGAATATTCATACTTTCTCTTCCTATGTTCTTCACGAAGTCTTCAGACATATCAGAGTACTCTAACACATCAGATATTCTATAAGCAACACACTCTGCTAGTTTTTGAGTAATGTATATACCAGCGTGAAGGATATGTCTAGTTGCAGTGTTTGAGTTAAGAGCTGCTAGTTTTTGTACGCCAACAAGTGCATTAGAGTCTGGAGTACTTCCATCTCTAGCTTCGTTTAGTCCAGTTACAGACCTAATCATATTTAGGTTGTAGTTGTACATATTAATTAATGAACTAATCTTAGCGTTTGATCCAGAAGAAGCAAGCTCCTGAACTGGCATCTTACCATGATTAAATTCACCTATCTCGTTTGTTGATCTACCCAAAACAGAACCAGTCTGGAAGTAAAGGTTAAGAACCTCTCCAGCATCGTAAGTCATTCCATTACCTAGGTTAATAGATGATATTCCATCTAGATCTACGTACACACCATCTGGTGTCATTCTAGAAGCAATCTGTTGTAGTTTTAAGTGTGTAAGTTGAATCTGATCAGCAAAAGGAATCATCCTCTTAACTAATGAATCAATTCTACCCTTATACATCTTAGGAGCTGATACTATATAAGGCGGGTATACTTTCTGCATAGAAGACTTTGGTCTAACCATATTCTTCATTACATCCCACTTAAGTAAGTACTCAGTACCTAAAACCATAACTCCCTCGTACCAAACGTCAATGCGTTTAGACAATCTCTCGAACATCTCGTTCTCTTCAGGATTGAATGAGTCATCTCTCTTGATTACTCTTTCTCCTCCTGAGTTAGTTATTTTCTTTTTGTATACAATATTTTTGTCTGTCTTATAAGCAAAGTACAAAACAGTAGCTGTGTTCTTGTCAAAGGTTTCGTTTCTAGCTCCACCTCTAGTTCCTTGATACTGATCCCACTTCTGAGAAGACTGAGCGATTTTCTCCATATCATCCTTAGTAAGGTCTGGATTAATCTTCTTTAGCTCTGTCATATTTATGTTCTTAACCTCACCAAAGTAGTAGCAATCCTTGAAGTTAGGATCGTCTGTAGGGCTGTAAACAAAATTCTCTGGGTCTACGTATTCAAGTACTATACCATCGTGGCTGTTGAATGAGTGTTTTGCAACACCTATTCCTAACTCAGTAATGTCCTTGTCAATTCTTTTCTTTAACTCTAAGTACTCATTCATCTTGAAAACAGACTCAATGGCTTTCTCTTGAGCAATCTCAATAGAATCCTTGTAGTCTATCATCATATGAAGATCTAACTCATCGTCATTTTCAGGCAATAAATCAGGATCGCTTGAGAACATATTCTGCCCAAGCATGGCTCCGATCTCTTCAAAGATCTCTTTATTAGCCATCTGAGTTTGTATCTTATTCTTATAGTTAGCTCTTTTGTCTGTAGATATAGGATCCACAGCTGTTGCTTTAACATCAAAAAGTCTGTTAGACATACCGTTAACAACGATGTCAACAAACTTAGGTATAATAGGTAGTGGAGTCCAGTCTAAGTTAAGGTAAGAAATGTCACCATTAACAGACATCTCGTCCTTATACTTCTGTATAGACTGCTCGCCCATAGCGTAAAGTCTTAGGTTGTGATAAACTCCTTTGTTGTCGTAAAACCTGGAGTCGCTACCTTGACCTCTAAACCACTCTGACTCAATAGCCCTACCTACTCTTACTCCGTACTGCTTAGATTGCTTTTCGCTGTCTGGAGCTAGTTGATCTGGAAAAGATGTTGTACTCTTTAGTGATGGATTATTCATAGATTTTGCTTACCAAT